GCCAAAATGACCCTTCGTTGACAGACGTTCTGCAGATCGTTAACAATGTCCCCTTCTGCCCCCCTCAAGCGGAGCTTGAACTGAAAGGCAAAACCCCAGTCAGGGCTGAATTCGTCATCGGCACAACCAACACCGCACACTTGAATGCTGATGCGTGGTTCAGTAACTCTGTAGCCGTACGTCGGCGCTTTCCGTGGGCGGTCAAGGTCGGTGTGAAGCCCCAGTATGCAAAAGATGACGCACCCAACATGCTTGACCCTTCGAAGATTCCTCTATCTGAGATTGGCGAGTACATGGACATTTGGAACCTGGAGCTTTTCAAGGTTAACGCCCAGAACACGGATGACAACGGCAACCAGCATGTCGAGATGGTCTCTACAGGTGTCTACACGGACATCTACGAGTTCATCAGAGTTTTCTCGCGTTTGGCCCGTCAATTCCGGGATGAGCAAAATCGTGCTTCACGCGTTTCGCGGGAGTTGGAGCAGATCGCCCTATGTCCCATGTGCGATTTGCCTACCGTGAGATGTGCATGCGACATCGCCATCCAAGCGGGTGACAGTCCCCTTGCTAGTGTCAACATCACCCAACCTCTCTTCACAGAAATCCCTCATGTGGAGCCCCACGTACATGTTGAACCCGATACTCGGGAGACGGATTACATGTGGGCGGCAGGGATTGCAGGCGCTGTTGCCGCCGGTCGCATCTTCGGAGATAATATCAAAGATGTTGCAGATCGCATGAGTGAGGCCGCAACGAGGAGCATCAAGAAACGCCTTGTCACATACATGCGTCGTCTCGGTCAGGAGACTTTTGAGCGTATCGTCGGCGATCGGCGCGTCAAGTACGCTATCTATGCGCTTGGTCTCGCTATCGCGGCGTATGCTTCATACAAGTTCATCCGGACTGAGTTTAAGTTGCAAGCTGATGGTGGTGACCATGGCATAACTGAAATTCCGAAGGTCTCACGATTGGCACAGACCGGTGTCAGACCAGATTCAGCGGGAGATGAAGTGGAAAATTTCTACCACCAGAAGAATGATTACCGCGCAGATATGGCCATCTCACAGAAGACCAAGTCGTGGAAGAATTTGGAGTGGACGGCTATTTGTGCCAAGGTTGCGAACAGTGTGGTGCACATCCAAACCATTCGAGATTTAAACGGAGAAAAGGTCACACGCGAGGGTCGTGCCGTTTGTGTCGGGGGTAGACTCTATGTCACGGATAACCATGTTCTTCCAGACGGAGTGTACACCATGATTGTCACGCGCGAAGCACACAATCCTGGGCTGACCACGAATGTCACGCGCATTTTCGATTCCGCATCAGCTCTGCGCGTTCCAGAAAAGGAGCTAGTGTTCTTCCAACTATTAGACTCCTTTGACTGTCCTGATTTGTCAGATCTCTTTCCGATTGATAATGTTAGGACGGTGTGTCGCGGCACTGTCGTGAATCGAGGTAGGGATGGTCTCGTGGATAACTTGTCTGTTGCGCGTGCTGTGTACACTGAGAAGGTGGATCTTCCTGGACTCAAGCATGTGCTCGATGTCTGGAAGTACCAGCTCCCCGTTCCGTCTTTCACAGGACTTTGCGGTTCTCCGCTCGTTCTCAACACGCCATCAGGTCCAGTCGTGGCCGGATTGCATGTTGCAGGCATTACGGGCAAGGCTGACGGTATGGCCACGTGTATCCGCAAGGCAGACGTTGAAAACGCCAAGAAGTTCTTTCTACCAATTTTCTCACCCTCTCCGCCATTGTTGCAGAGTAAGGATAAGAATGTGGGACTCATTGCGCTGCACCCTAAATCTGTTTTCCGGTACATCGGACATGGTGTCGGGAGGGTGTATGGTCAGAGCACTTTGCCCCGTGCACAGCCCAAGTCGAGCGTTGGTCCTACCTTGATGCGCGCGGCCGCTGTTAAACGCGGTTACCAGGTCAACACTGGTGCTCCCGTGATGAAGGGTCGCCGCGTTTGGCGTAACAATCTCCTTCCTGTCATAGAGCAGACCCACTTGTTCAAGGATTCAATTTTGCGAAAATGTGCGGATGCTTATGTTGGAGAAGTTATGTCCCATTTACCTGATGAGTACAAGGCTGAGTTGAAGGCCCCGCTTGACCTCGCATCTGCCATCAATGGTATCCCAGGCCGAAAGTTCATTGACAGCATCAACCGCTCGTCCAGTGCTGGCT